TTAATTAACCTCCGCCGCTAACCGATACGGTCTGAAGCAAATCACATCCAGCCCCAACCAGTCATTAATCTCTTTGAACCGCTCCTGCAGCGGTTCAATCTCATTGCAGTTAAATACCTGCGCCGCCTTGATGGCATCGCCGAAACCACCGGCATTAGCAGGTTCCGTACCCATCAGCGCAGGCGGTACCCGGTGCGCTGCTTGCTGGTCACTGCGGCTGACGCTTTTGATATCCGAGAAATTATCCTTCGCTGCCACTTCACCAATCGGGATCACTTTGACGCTATCAGGCTTACCGTTTGGCAAGTACATCAGCAAATTGCGGAAATTACCGGGACCACGACTGTTTTTCAGCGCCTCCTGCAACGCATCAATATCAGCTTCATTATGTGCCGGATCGCTGAGATAAAGGATAAATCCTGCATGGCTGCCGTTCTTATAATAGCGGCGGCGAAATAGCGTGGCGGCGTTATCCAGCCATGTGGCACTAAGCGCAGACAGATATTCAGGTAGCCCGTAGATTTCCTGATTGATATCCGGCTCCAGCAGGTGGCCGATGCTACCGGGTTTAAATTCGTGATCCACTTTGCCAGGCTGAATAAAGTAGTAATGATCCAGCTCTTTGCCGCGCCGCACGTATTTTGCCAGCGCCGGTAACAAATTCAGGGGCTGTCCCAGCCGGTTATCCTGACGTTCCACATAAGCATTGCCAAATACCAGATAATCCAGCGCCAGGCGGCTGAATACTTGTCGCGAGAGTAAAGGATGCGGGATAAAGGTACTGACCAGCACGTTACGCTTCACGCAGATTGGGCTGGAATGGTGGGCAGAGGCGCGGAACGACAGCGCCAGAGAGTTGAAGTCCACCGGCGGCGCATACCATTTACCGTAGTCGACACACTCCAGATAATTCAGCAGCTCCCGCCTATCCAGCAGCGCTTCTGGCTCGTCAAAAGTGAAGGCTATCATTTTCTTCTCGACGCTCATCCGTACACTCTTATCAGGCCGCGCCCGCTGTTGGCACCGCCAGAACTTTCCAGCGGTTCATTGATAATGGCGTGCATGCACGCCCATGCCAGATCCGCGTGGGAGACCTCTTCCGAACGGCTGGCTTCAAAGGTCACCTGTCGCCCAGAGGGTGTCAGGGTTTTACGAATCGACATAAAGGATTGCGCCAGATCGGTCCACCCGGCATCGAACTCCAGCCGGTGCCTGCGGATGACATCCAGCGTTTTCAACACCAGTCGCTGTTTTACTTCGGGGGAATAAGAGAACGACTGCACCGCCGGGAAAAACTGTTTCACCAGCTGATGAACCCCAGCACCGATGCCAGTGACATCATTACCGATGTAAGTCACGTTATAACGCCCGGTGATCTTGCGGATGCTTTCAGCCTGCGCGGCAAAGTCCATGCCCCGCCAGGAGTGCTTTTCAATTACCCTGAATTTCCCGCCATCAACCACCGGTGGGGCAATGACTGCGCATCCGGCACTGTCACCATTGAGCGCCGGATCATACCCCACCCATACTGACCTCTCACCAAGAGGACGCAGGGCAAAGGGTTTATAGTCTTCCCATACTTCCCATGAATCCACCATACAGCTCTGCAGCATGCTGAGCGGGAATACCGATGCGGTATCGTCGATAAACTGGCACAGAAACAGGTTTGCGAATTCCTCCGGACTGTACTCGAGTCGCAGCTGCGCAAGGTCAAACAGGTCGTAGCCCTGGTTAATCGCATCTTCGACGGTAACGATTTGTCGCCACTGACCGTCTTCACACAGCCGTCCGTCCGCCAGCGCTCCGTGGCTGATATCAAGCTGAATCTGCTCGCTCTTTGCCCTGCCCCGGTTAAACAGCTGCCCCGACCAGAATTTATACGCCTCATGCGTGATACTCGATGGCGTGGAAAAATAGGTTTGCCGCCAGTGTTTCTGGCTGGCCATGCCCGCTGCCACCCGCCTCAGTTCCAGAAAGCGGTAGATCCAGAAATATTCATCCAGGTAGAGGTTGCCATGGTAGGTTTGTGCGGTACGGGCGTTGGTGCCGAGGAAATAGAGCCGCGCCTGGTTATGAGGCAGGAAAATGACTTCCCCCTTCAGCTCGATATCCGCTTCACGCGCAAAGTCGATAATGTACTGACGGAACTGATGAGCCTGAGATTTGGATGCTGACAGGAAGATCTGGTTACGCCCGGTTTCCATTGCGTCCATAAAACCTTCACGACCAAAAAACATGGTCGCGCCAATCTGACGAGCTTTGTTAATATCGCGAATCCGTTGTTCCAGTCCGGCGCGATACCAGTGTTTCTGGTGCGGAAACAGTCCATCGATGAAAACCTGCCTGAGCTTTTCCGTCTGTTGTTCGCTGATGCCGTTAGTTTCCTGCTGCTTACGTGGGCTGACGTTGCGTTTCGCCAGGTTCGGGTTGAGATCGACTTCATTCCCGCCCTGCTGGTAGCGTTCAATACGTGCCCCACGCTCCATCTGCCGCCACAGCAGATCGATCTCTTTGAAGTCTTTGCCCTCTTTCTTGTCCTTCACCGTGAGCTGAATCAGCCGAGCTTCTGTCACCGCCGTGACACGATCCAGCGGAGCCGTTTTATCCCAGCCATCACGCCGCTTCCAGCTGTGTAGCGTCGCCACCTTTTCGCCCAGCAACTCTGCAATCCGGGCAATACGAAATCCCTGCCAGTACAGATAGCGGGCTTTCCGGCGCGGATCTTCATCCTGCAAAGCATGTAAATGGCGTTCAGTGTCTGGCTGCATAGTGACCTCTTATCGCTGCAGCAAGCGTAAACAAGCCATACCGCAGGCGCAGAGAAACCACTTGTAACCATCTGATATACAAGCAAAGCGCATTGCCTGACATCCCGGCACTACCGACCATAAACATATTTACCTGACGGCAGGAGCGGCTATGAGTGAGACAGGCAAAGCGAAAAAGAAATGGCTCTCAAACTGGGTACGCATTGCCGTGGAAGGGGCGACCTGTGATAAACGCACCATCGAACGCAAATGGATCGAGCAGATAGCTGACAGTTACAGCCCGCAGGTTTACGGCGCACGTATCAATCTGGAACATCTGAAAGGCATTCTTCCCGACGGCCCGTTTAAGCGTTATGGCGATGTGGCGATGGTGAAAAAGGAAGAGGTTACAGACGAAGGACCACTGAAAGGCAAGCTGGCGCTGCTGGCGCGCCTGGCCCCGACAGATTCACTGGTGGCGATGAATCGTAAAGGTCAGAAGGTGTATACCTCGGTGGAGATCGATCCTAAATTTGCCGACACCGGTAAAGCCTATCTGGTTGGAGTTGCGGTCACAGATGACCCGGCCAGCCTCGGTAATGAAATGCTCTCTTTCTGTGCGAACGCTCAGCACAACCCCCTGGCGTCGCGTAAACGCTCACCTGAAAATGTGTTCAGCGTCGCAGAAGAAACTGAACTGGAATTCGAGGAAGTAGAAGAAAACAGCAGCGAATCGCTGTTCAGCTTTGTCAGGACACTGTTGAGCAAAAAAGAAAAAAGCGACAACAGCCAGATGGCTGATGTGCATCGGGCGGTGGAAGAAATTGCGCGATTCTGCAATCAACTCAATGAGCAACTGCAGGGAAAACTGGCACACCTGAGCCTGCAACATCACCAGTTGCTCACCGACTACACCACACTAAAAACCATGCTGGAACAGCAGCCCGCCACGCCAGCGCGTCCGCCTGCGACGGGTGGCAACAGTGATTTGAAAACCGACTGTTAAGGAAAGCCTCCGCTATGCGCAATGAAACCCGGCTGAAGTATAACGATTTCGTGGAAACCATCGCCCAGCTCTCCGGCGTCCAGAGCGCCACGGCAGAATTCACCGTGGAACCTTCTGTGCAGCAGAAACTGGAAACGATAATCCAGGCTTCTGCTGAGTTCCTGACCAAGATTAATGTGCAGGAAGTGATTGCGCAGGAAGGCGAAAAAGTCGGCGTCGGTATCAGCCGCCCAACCGCCAGCCGTACCGATACCAGCCAGCGGGAACGTGAGCCGGTTGATATCAGCCAGCTCACCGCCAACCGCTATCGCTGCGAGCAGACCAACTACGATACCGCTATCCCCTATGCAAAACTGGATGCCTGGGCTGCTCATCCCGATTTTCAGATCCGCCTTAGAGACAGTATTGCCCGACGCCAGGCACTGGACCGTATTCTGATTGGTTTCCATGGTACCCATGTCGCAGCGCAAACCAGTATTACGCAGTTCCCACTGTTACAGGACGTCAATAAAGGCTGGCTGCAGCAGTACCGTGACAATGCACCAGAGCGCGTCATGTCTGAAGTTGAAGAAAACTCGGGCAAGATCGTGGTAGGCAAAGATGGTGATTACGAGAATCTGGATTCGCTGGTTGCGGACGGTGTGGAGAATCTGATTGATGAATGGCATGTCGACGGCGCGAACCTGATAGCCATTTGCGGGCGCGGCATTCTGCACGACAAATATTTCCCTATCCTTAACCAGAGCAACGAAAACAGCGAGAAGCTCGCCGGGCAGATTCTGGTCAGTCAAAAGATCCTCGGTGAACTACCCGCCATACGTGTACCAGGGTTTCCGCGTAACACTATTCTGGTAACAGCATTCAGCAACCTTTCGATCTACTTCCAGCGCAGCGCCCGCCGCCGCTCCCTTATCGATAACCCAAAACGCAACCGGGTTGAAAACTTTGAATCGTCCAACGATGCCTTTGTGGTGGAAGATTACGGCTGCGGCTGCCTGCTGGAAAATATCGAGATTAAGGATAATAAAGCATGATGACCCCTGCCCGTCGCCATCTGCTGCGTCAGCAGGCCAAAGCAAGCGTGACTGAATCTCCTGAATTTGCCAGCGGCTATGAGCTGATGCTGGCAAAACTGGCCACCGATAAGCGCCGCCTGAAAATGATCCAGTCAATCGAACATAAAATTGAGGTTAAACGCGAACTGCTGCCCGATTACCAGCCATGGATTCAGGGCGTTCTCAGTGCTGACAATCCCCGACAGGACGACGTGCTGGTGACCGTTCTGTTGTGGACGCTGGATACCGGCGATTTTCCGGCGGCTTATCCAATGGCGAAGCACGCTATCCGTCACGGCTGGCAAACCCCGGATCAATACCAGCGCCAGACCGCCTGCATGATTGCCGAAGAAGTGGCCAATACCTCGCTAAAACAGCTATCTGCTGGCAGCTTTAGCGCGCTGGAAAGTTTGCAGGCTCTCGCCGAGCTGCTGGCCAGTGAAGACATGCCCGATCAGGTACGCGCCCGGCTACATAAAGCGTTGGGATGGGCGCTGGCGGCAAGCCAGCCACATGAAGCCCTGCGCCAGTTTCAGCGCGCTCTGCAGCTGGATGACAACGCCGGGGTAAAAAAACTGATTGAGAAACTGGAGCGGAAAATCCGCAACAGTGGAGCTACCGGGTGAGACCCTCACGCTCGGCGGCACGGCTGGCCGCGCGTGGTTTACCACAGCAACGCCAGCCGTCCACCGCCGATTTGGGAGAATGCCATGAACTTTATCCTGGTCGCGCCAGCCAGCGATCAGCCTAAGCTGGTTATCGCTAATCACCCGTTTTTTCCTGATATTAATACGCAACATTTGAGGAATACGCAGCGGCTGGACAGTACCATTTCCAATGACCGGCTGCGCGAATCACTACTGATTGCGCTGGCCAGCGTTAATGCCGATCTGCACGAATGGCGGCTGGAACAGGAAAATAACGGGGTGAGTTATATTGCCGAAACCACAACTGAGCAACTGGATGGGGAAAGCGTCAATCTGCTTCTCTATCGCCGCGCGGTCTACAGCCTGACTCATGCCAGCCTACTGGAGCGCTATCGTAATTTTGATACTACCCTGCATGGCAGCAAGCTGGCGGAACAGAAAGAGAGTACTGCCGATGATCTGGCGCGCGATGCGCGGTTTGCCGTGCGGGATATTCTGGGGAAGTCGCGCAGTACTTTTGTGTTGGTTTAGAAAATTCGCCGCGTACTATATGCGTGACACCGGCAAAGACGGCTGAGGCTTCGCCGTTAAAAGTACGACTCCATTAGTGGAGCTGTTTGAGATCATCTGCTGTCAGGCCAGTCATTTTCTGCACGGCAGCAGAATCCAGCCCGTTCTCCAGCATTGTGCGGGCCACTTTGAGTATTCCCTTCTGCTCACCAAGCAGAATGCCTTCCTCACGACCTTTTGCCAGACCTTTCTCCAGCCCTTTCTGTTCCAGTTTTTCTGCGATTGTCATCAGTATCTCCTCCTGCTGCGGTGAACGCTGTGCCAGCTCACGGATAAAGGATTCAGGGTCAGCCGTCTCCCCTGCCTGTAGCATATAGTTTATCAGCACTCGCAGTTGTTCATCTGTAGTGTAACCGCTACTAAGCAGCATGACTAGTTGCTCAAGTAGTTCGGACATGTCTCGAATACGGATATGTTTCTGTAACAGCTCAAGCACGGCCATACGTCGATGGGCCATGATTTCATCGTCAGGTATAACGGTCACATCCACCAGTGGGAAGTCACCGCTATACACCTGCCCAGCTAGTTCAGGATCGCTGAATCCCTGCAGCCAGCTCATCGGATGTGGATAGGGAGTTTCGTTCCCATGATAGAAAAGAATCGGAATCACTAGCGGCAGCTGTTTATGCCCGGCCTTGAGGTGCTGCTGCATCGCCGCTATGGCATAACGCATCAGACGAAAGCTCATCTGCTTATCGGCAGAACTCTGATGTTCTATTAGACAATAAATATATCCTGCGCCGCCACCCGCTCTCAATGAATACAAGATATCCGAGCAGAATGATTGCAGATCATCCTCGATAAAACTACCTGAGGTAATTTGCAGAGTATTAAGATCGCAACGCTGGAGCAGCGTTGGCGGCAAATGTATCTGCAGAAAGTCGCGCGCTGTTTCCGTATGGCTGAGAAGTTGTTTAAATACAGCATCATGTGGGGTTGGAGTGGTGCCCATTTTCCTTACCTGTCATCCAGTTTGACATACAAGGACACTACCACAGGTCATCAGCGGTTAAAATACGTTCACACGTATGACGGGAAGAAATTATTTCAGGCAAAAAGCATCTCAGCTTTATACTCGTTAGCAGAGCACCTAAATAATATGGCCAGGTTTAATTCTTTTTATTTTTTAGACTCAATCCCGCGCTTATCCAGCTCTCTGCGCAGTAACCGCTTAATCCACCCCGCCTTGTTATCATCACCATCCTCTTTCATGGCAATACTTAGCCTTTCAAATAAATCGGCGTCTAAGCGAATGTGGACAACATTTCTTTCTTTAGGAGTCTCTTTGGTTGACATTGGGTGCCGCTCAAGTATATTTTTTCATACTGGTTATTAAATGTACACCAAGCTGCATTAATCAGTAAAGTCGACACCCCGGCGTGCGCGAACACGACCGAGGTGTCTAACCACAACATTAATCGAGGTAATGCTATGGCTAACGCTAATAGTAACATATACGTACGCCCCAAACTCCATACCTTTCTTAATGCTCGTTCTCAACGGCAGCTGTCTGAGTTTCAGCCAATTCGCCAACTCTGCATTCCGACCAACACTGATGCAGAAGCACGAACCCTGCTCACGGGCATTCCATTGATGTTTGTTTTCTGCAAACCTCAGGAGTGCTGCCATGTTGAATGATGCCGATATTCTTTATTGCCGTATGGCAGCGACCATCACTAAGCTGAATTTCTGCGATATGAGTCGCGATGAGTGCCTGCAACTTGCTGCCGACTGTGAAGAAACCCGTACCGGGCTATGTCACTGCCTGAGTTTTATTGGTGAGTCGCTGGTGACACTGGCCAGCCATGAAGAACAAAATCTGGTACCGGCTAATCTCTTCCACCTAGGCCACAGCCTGACTGCCATAAGTTCACTGCTGCCGATGTTAATCGATTTAGAGCAGTTTATTAGGGCCGACCTAAGGAACATGGAGATATAGACCAGCTAACAGTAGCCATCAGCTTCCGCTTGTAACGCTTTGTTCTACAGGCGGAAGCCATCCCGCTTAAATTTTCCCTGTGCCATCATCCCTGCATAACCTGATGTAACACGGGAATTGCCATGATCGTTTACAGCCAGCAAGATGAAACGCTGGATCAGCTTTGCTGGCGCATTTTCGGATGTACCGCCGGAATTGTTGAGCAGCTTTATCGTGATAATCCGCATCTGTGTGAACAATCTCTGCGCTTATCTCATGGTACGCCAGTCAATGTACCGGAGCAGGCTCCCGCAATTATATTTCAGCGTATTAATTTATGGGACTGACAATGGCTACCGTTGTCACCGAACACGCTTTTTCGCTGGCCACATTGTCTCCCCCATTTCCAGCCCCGGTAGTTTTGGGCGCACTTTGCGGCGCATTACTGCTAGTTATTTCACAACGAGAGATCGGCCTGGTTTTACGCGTTGTCTTTTTTTGCGTGGCATTCGTTATCGGCCTGCTGACCGCAGATCTGTTTACGGCACTGATTGCGGCTTATTTGCCGTTACATATCGCGGACAAACTCCCACCTGGGCTGGGAGCATTGGTTTCTTCGGCTATAACCGTGAAAGCCCTGCTGCGTGCCATCCATCAGCTGGATAACCCTGGTCCGCTTTTCGATTTTCTGAGGAGGCGTAAATGACACTGGTTTTGATTCTGAACGCTATCGTGTGCCTGCTTATTACCCTTCGTCTGTTCTTTTATCGCCGAACCCATGGTACTGCTTATCGGCCACTTTACAGCTGGCTGGCCTGGCTGCTGATGTGCTGCACCGCCTCGGTCAGCGTGCTGATCTGCTTTGGCCTGTACAGCTATGCGTTTATTGCGGAGGCGGCGATCAATGTAGTGTTGCTGTTTTGCCTGAGCGCCACGCGCGGCAATCTTTCCAGTCTGATTAAACCTCTGCGCCATAAGGATGTGGCTCGTGATACGTACACTCACCTATGATCAACAATTATCAGCGGCACTCTATTTAGGAGTGCCACTGGCAGCATTGCAGGCCGTGCAGCAGGTTGAAGCCCGCGCCAGTGGCTTTCTCGCCGATGGTCGCCCCGTCATTCTGTATGAACGCCATGTTATGTATCGTCAGCTTAAAATTCACGGTCTGGATGCTGAACGACTACAACAGCAACATCCCAGTCTGGTAAACCGCAGTGCCGGAGGCTGGCAGGGGGCCAGCGCCGAGCATTATCGCCTGAGCATGGCAAAACAGATTCACGTCAGTTCCGCCATCGAAAGTACCAGCTGGGGTCTGTTTCAAATTATGGGCTTTCACTGGAAAGAACTGCAGTACTCCAGTGCTACAGATTTTGAATGTCAGATGGCAGAAAACGAACAACTGCAACTGGATGCATTTATGCGCTTTATCGAAGCTAACCCAAAAATCCATGATGCGATGAAAAGGCAGGACTGGCCTGAATTTGCCCGCCGTTACAACGGACCACAGTACAAACGTAATCAGTATGATGTGAAGCTGGCAAAAGCGTTTGAAAAATTCAGCAGTGCTGCAACGTGATGATATGGCTCAAAGCAGCACCGTTGCTGGTGCTCAGCATGGCGCTGTTATGGACTCAGTGGCAGCGGATGAAACAGCAGGAAAAATTGTTCGAGGCTGACGCGCAGGTTACTCGGCTTTCTGAGTCACTGATGATTAAAGAGCAGGAATTGAACGCATTGCAGCAACAGGCAAAGCAAAACCAGCAAGCCTGGCTGACGCTTCAGCAACAAATCTCTTCGGCGCATCGCCAGCTACGGCAGCGTACCGCGCAAATGGAGCAACTGAAACGTGAAAATGAACAGCTGCGGGACTGGGCTGATACTGCTCTGCCCGCTGATATTATCCTCCTGCACCAGCGCCCCACAGTTACCGGGAGTGAGGCTTACCGCCAGTTGTCCAAAGCTGACGCCCTGCCAGCTGCCGGAAATCCAGCCACAGACCAATGAAGATTTAAGCCATGCTCTGCTGCTTACAGAAAATGCGTGGCACACCTGTGCCGCGCAGGTGGATATGACTATTGCCTGCCAGGAGCGTAAAGATGCTCAAAGCCAGATTGATCCGCGAACTGCTGACCAAAACCATCCCCCATTTGCGACAGAACCCTGATGCATTGCGCGTGTTTATTAATAAAGGCCGCATCGTCGCTACCGCCGGGCTAAGCGCCAGTTTCGAATATCATTACACGCTGGAGCTGTTGATCGTCGATTATGCTGCCGATCCCGATATGCTGATGGTGCCGCTGGTTAGCTGGATGACAGTCCACCAGCAGGAAGCGTTTGGCAATCCAGAACTGCGTGAACAGGCGTTTCAGTTCGAGGCCGAAATCATTGATCACCAAAGCTATGATATCAGCATCAAGTTACTGTTAACTGAACGAGTGGTTGTGCGGCAGGGTGAACACGGGCTGGAAGCTCAGCACTGCAATGACCAGCCACCGGAATGGATTATCAGACCGTGATAAGCGACGACTTACAGTACCTCCATCGCTGGGCCGATGGGTTGCTGAAAAAACTCTCGCCAGGCCAGCGAAGCCAGTTAGCACGTGAAATAGCACGCAACCTGCAGAAATCTCAGGGCAGCCGCATTGCTGCGCAGAAGAATCCAGATGGCTCCGCGTTTGCTGCACGTAAGCATCAGCTGCGCGGTAAAAAGGGGCAGATACGCCGCCAGATGTTTCGCAGGCTTCGGACAGCACGATATTTGAAGGCCAAAGGCGATATACAAAGTGCGACTCTTTCCTTTGTCAGCAGCGTACAACGCATCGCTTCAGTTCACCAATTTGGACTTCGGGATCATGTAAATCAGTATGGGCTGGAGGTGAACTATCCCCAGCGGGAATTGCTGGGGTTTTCAGCCCAGGATATACAGAAAGTAGAAGAACTAGTGATTAATTACCTTCATTGCAGCTGAATTAATTTATAAAATTAAAGGCCAATTTAATATACTAAGTCCTAAAAAGTCACGAATACCTTTCGCTACAGGAGTAATCACGGGGCATTTCTTAAGATCGCGACCGTAGAAAAACTCTTTAGCAGCATATTTAGAATAAAAATTCAACTCAGCTACAGATTCATAACCTACTTCACCATTAGGGAAGTTAGCTAAAAAAACCTTATTTGGTGAAACTGGTTGCATCGCGTAATTTATGTCACTATTAATATACCCATCAGCGACAAGAAACTCACCATGAACAGCAGTCACCAATCCCCACCGGAAGCTATTGAACTCTTTGATCATATGTTGCATTATTGAAATTTGAATCCTAGCCCCCTCAAAAATATGAAATGGTATATTAGCATTCGAATCACAATATAAATAACCGTTTACCTCTAAGGCTTCCATTTGTTCTTTGTTCAATGGGGAGGGTGAAACCCCGTTCAAAGCAACATCTTTCCTTTCTTTAAATTTGGCCAAAAATCTATACAAACATAGAAGATAATATCTTGAAATAGCTTGACTTTGACTTCTCGGATCGTAACAACTTAAATTATCTATTACATCAAAATATTTTCTTTCTATATTCCTCTCCATAAGATCGTGTTCAGCCGTTTCACTCCAGGCACGTTTAACACAAAATTTAAAATCACCAGCTGATATTCTTGACAGAGTTCGAGATTTAACATGGTAATAATCAACCTTTTCATCTCGATAGAATTTTTTAATGCTATGAGCACTGTGAATATGTTGATTGATGGTAATTCTATTTGGATTACCATCAATCGTCCTTACGAATTGTGGTTGCATAAAAACCCTTAAATTATTTTCATTAGAAATACTCGTCAAACATAAACGTTATTGTGAAAACACAAAACAAAACTAACATGTTAATGTTACTATAAATCCCCCAATCTATCACACTCACTCTTTCCATTAAATTATATGTGGAACACGCACAAATCAATTAATTTCATTTACCCCGCCCCTAATGAGTAACATCCCCTTACTTGTAGCCTACCTCCTTACAAGCCGCTTCCCTTCTCTTTTAGTCCTTAAATCTCAATGATCACAGCATGAACGATGCAAATCACCCTGCAAATCTCGCCGAGTTGCACCGGCGCATAGAGAACCTGATCCGTACTGGCACCGTTAACGAGGTGAACAGGGATCGGGTGCGTATTCATACCGGTGAGCTGGTCACAAACTGGATTCCCTGGCTGACGATGCGTGCCGGGGATGCCCGCACATGGTGGCGGCCATCCCTGGGAGAACAGGTGGTATTGCTGTGCCTGAGCGGCGAACTTACTACCGCTGTTGCCCTGCCCGCGATTTATTCCGATAAATATCCAGCGCCGGTGCTTGATGAGCAGGTTCAGCACAGCGTCTACCCCGATGGCGCAGTGGTGGAATACGATCCACATTCCGGCTTGCTGAAAGCAACAGGAGTGAAATCCGCCCTGATTGAGGCCAGCACCAGCGTCACATTAAAAACGCCCAAAGTTATCTGCACGCAGCATCTGGAAACTGACACATTAGATGTAAAAAGTGGCGGCAGCTTCAGCGGCAACGTTTCACACACCGGAGGCAGCTTTACGTCTAACAGCGTCATCCTTCACGACCACGTTCATACGGGAGTTGAGCGCGGTGGCAGCAACACCGGAGGACCACAGTAATGTATCTCGGGATGAACGCTATTAACGGCAGATCGCTCAGTGATGCGGCACATATCCAGCAATCGGTAAAAGATATCCTGACCACTCCAACAGGTACGCGTGTAATGCGTCGTGACTACGGTTCAGTTATCCATAATCTGATCGATCAGCCCAACGATGGAGCCGCTCGCCTGCGCGTAATGGCGGCAGTCGTTATGACATTAACGCGCTGGGAGCCGCGCATAGAATTAACCGGTGTCGATTTTTCTGCTGAAGGCCACGTCCTTACTGTCACCATGCAGGCTGAGCGTAAGGATATCCCCGGCCAGCCCTGGACATTCTCCGTAGCATTAAGCGGGGAATCAACGTGAGCGCACTGACTGATTTAAGCCAGCTACCTGCACCACAGGTCGTTGAACAGCTCAACTTTGAAACGCTGTTTACTCTGCGCAAGCAACACTTCATCGGTCTGTATCCGCCAGAGCAGCAAACAGAAGTGGCACGTACCTTAAATTTCGAATCAGAACCCGTCGTTAAATTACTGCAGGAAAACGCATATCTGGAAATGGCGCTGCGCCAGCGCATCAATGAAGCAGCCGTCGCAAATATGCTGGCTCATGCCTCTGGCAGCGATCTGGACAACCTGGCGGCTAATTTTAAAGTCTATCGCCTGACGATTTCACCGGGTGACAACACCGTTGTGCCGCCGATAGAGCCGCTTTATGAATCTGATACTGAACTGCGGATGCGCTCGCAGCAGGCATTTGAAGGGCTATCGGTAGCAGGACCGTCCGCAGCCTATGAATACCATGCCCGCAGCGCTGACGGACGAATAGCTGATGTCTCAGCTATTAGCCCACATCCCTGCTATGTCACCATCTCTGTACTTTCCCGTGAAGGTAACGGACAAGCCAGCGCAGAGTTGCTGGCGATTGTGGATGCCGCATTGAATGATATTGAAGTGCGTCCTGTTGCTGACCGCCTGACGATTCAGTCAGCTGAAATCGTTCCCTACCAGATCAATGCTCTGCTTTATTGCTATCCAGGTCCGGAGCAGGAACCGATCCGCCAGGCGGCAGAACAACAGCTCAAGAGCTATGTCAGTGAACAACATCGCATCGGGCGTGATATTCGCCGCAGCGCGATCTATGCCGCACTGCATGTCGCGGGAGTTCAGCGCGTAGAGCTAAACGCCCCTGCCGCTGACGTCATTATCAGTAAAACGCAGGCCAGCTACTGTTTTGCGTGGCAAATCGCCATCGGGGGAAGCGATGAATAAGGCTTCTCTGCTCCATGATAACGCCAGTGAACTGGAACAGGCTGTGGCGATAACTGGCAATTTGATCGCGCGACCGCCCATCCTTTTACGTGACTTATGGCAACCCTCATGTTGCCCGGCAGCACTACTGCCGTGGCTGGCGTGGACGTTTTCGGTTGATCGCTGGGATGAGAACTGGTCAGAAGAGGCGAAACGCCAGGTCATCAGCGTCTCTTTTTATGTCCACCAGCACAAAGGAACCATCGGGGCATTAAAGCGGGCGGTTGAACAAATCGGTTCCATTATTCGTATTACAGAATGGTGGCAACGGGAGCCGGAAGGTGTTCCCGGTACGTTTGCGCTGGAAATTGGCGTGCGCAACAGCGGCATCACCGAGGAGATGTATCACGAACTGGAGCGGCTGATTGATGATGTCAAACCGGTATCACGCCATTTAATCGGATTAGCCATTACGCTGGAAAGCCAGGGAATTATTTCTATCGCGGTAAATAACTATGATGGCGACACGCTGACTATTTATCCCTTTATTCCTGAGCAGGTCGAAAGCCGGGGTCACAACTATTATGGCGCAGCGCTGCATCTGATCGATACCCTGAGGATCAGCTGATGGCCGTCACTTACTTCACATTGCTCACCGAGGCTGGAGAAATCGCGCTGGCCAATGCCATTGCCGGGGGGACTCAGTTACGTCTGACGCAGATAGCGGTTGGCGATGGTAATGGCGAGCTACTGGTGCCCGACCCACAGCAAACCCAGCTGATAAACGAACGCCGTCGAGCGCCGCTGAATACCCTGTTCACAGACGCTGATAACACGAATCAAATTATCGCCGAGCAGATTTTACCCGAGGATGTTGGCGGGTGGTGGATTAGAGAGATAGGCCTGTACGACGAGCTAGACAGGTTAATCGCAGTAGGCAATTGCCCGCCGACATACAAGCCATTGCTCAGCGAAGGCAGCGGACGCACTCAGGTCATCCGTATGGTGCTGATCGTATCCAGCACTGAGAATGTTGAGCTGATGATTGACCCTTCTATGGTATTGGCCACAAGAGAATATGTGGATTCGTCAGTTACCTGTCCGCCAGGCACTCCGCTGCCATGGCCATCAGAAAATATCCCCGCTGGTTATGCCCTGATGAATGGTCAGCTATTTAACACTGCCGTCTATCCGAGGTTAACCCTGGCGTATCCGGACGGCATCATCCCTGATATGCGCGGCTGGACAATTAAAGGTAAGCCCGCTGCCGGTCGTATCGTCTTGTCTCAGGAACCTGACGGTGTTCTGTCCCACACTCATACCGCTCTTGTCAGTAGTGCTGATTTAGGCACCGTCGCCGTGTCATCAACTGATTTGGGAACAAAGGCAACCACCGTTTTTGATTACGGTACAAAGTCGACTTACGAAGCGGGGAACCATAACCATGACAGTGGCTGGGGGGAAGATACGAGAACGTGGGGTGGACCATTTGGCCTTAGCTCCCGGAGCAATACAGGAGGCTCAGGCGATACCGACTGGGATAACGAAGGCTATCTTACCAGCACTGCAGGAAATCATTCGCACGTAATCAACATCGGCGCACATGAGCACAGCATTGAGTTAGGGTGGCACGACCACATTGTAAATCTGGGTGTTCACAATCACATCATCACCATTAACGAAACAGGTAATAGCGAAAACACCATCAGGAATATTGCCTTTAACTATATCGTGAGGCTGGCATGAGTAACTTTGAATTCTCTGACGAACCCCGGACTTTACGCGTGTTCCATTACACCGCCGATACACAGGAATATATTGGAGCCGGGGAGGTGTATATTGCACCAAATACCGGCCTGCCCGCGTACTGCGTTCTGACTGAACCACCGGAAACACCTCAGGGCTATGCGCAAATCTGGGATGGGCAACAATGGCATATTATTGAAGACCATCGGGGGAAAACGCTCTACAGCACCACATTGCGTTATGAAATAAAGATTACCGAACCCGGTCCCCTGCCCGATGATGTCACGCCACTCGCGCCCGGAAGCATCTTTGACCGCTGGAATGGCGACAGCTGGCAACGCGATACCGATGAAGTGCGTGCGGCAAAAATCGCAGAGATCAAAAATTACCGTGACGCCATAACAGCTGATTATATCATTATCGACGGCCACCATTTTCACAGCGATGCAGGCAGTCGCATCCAGCAGATGACGCTGACAAAAATGGCTCAGTCGCAGCAAATTCCTCCCGGCCTGATGTGGCAAACCAAAAACCATGGTCTGCTGGAACTCACCAGTGAAATCGCTGCTCAGTTTGAGTCGGTGACGATAGCGCATGATATGCGGCTTTTTGCCACGGCTCAGCAGCACATTACTGCAGTTGAGGCACTGGGATCGATTGAGGCGATAGAGAGTTATGACTATTCACAGGGATGGCAGCCATGAGTCAGATTTTTGCAGCATCTTACAGGGAGCGGGCGGTCGGATTGTCGAGCGCTGACCGATCTTCGTCTGCACTGATTGTTAGCTTACGCGTTCTGCCATGATGACCGCACTACCTATTATTCCGTGGATCGGTGGCAAACGACGCCTGGCTAAACATATCCTGCCTCTTTTCCCGGCGCATCAGTGTTATGTCGAGCCCTTTTGTGGCGCTGCCGCTCTGTTTTTTATGAAGCCCCCCGTCAAAGCAGAGGTGCTGAATGACATTAATGGTGACGTCATTAACCTGTATCGCGTCGTGCAGCATCATCTGGAAGAATTTGTGCGTCAGTTCCGATGGGCGCTATCAAGTCGGGAAATGTTCGGCTGGCTGAAAGCCACACCAGAAATAATACTGACGGATATTCAACGCGCCGCGCGATTTTATTATCTGCAAAAACTGACATTCGGAGCAAAAGTACAGGGTCGCACCTTTGGCACGGCAACCACCTCCCCACCCCGGTTAAATCTGTTACGCCTGGAAGAAGATCTGTCTGCTGCCCATCTGCGTCTGGCCAGTGCGTTAATTGAACGGCTCGACTGGCAGGAATGCGTCCGCCGTTATGATCGTCCTCATACGCTGTTTTATCTCGATCCTCCTTACTGGCAGACGACCGGTTACGGCATCGATTTTGGTCTGGAGCAATATCAGATCATGGCCGGACTGGCGCGTACCATTCAGGGCCAGATGATTATTTCAGTCAATGATATCCCCGAAATGCGCGAGATATTTGCCGGGCTGACCATCTCCACTATCGATATTCTCTATACCGTTGGCAGCGTTGAAAGCAGAAAGTCTGTGTCCAGGGAGCTGATTATCCGTAACTCCTGACGCCTCTCGCTATTGCTTGTACGGTTCACCAGTACAAGCAATAGCGATCTCCCATCTTTTTGCCCTGTGCCACCATGGTGATTTACCGATCCGATTGCTGGAGGCCATGCTATGGCAAACGATTATCATCACGGCGTTCGCGTGATTGAAGTCAATGAAGGTGTGCGTCCCATCCGTACCGTTTCCACAGCGGTGATTGGTGTAGTCTGTACCAGTAATGATGCCGATGCGGCCGTTTTCCCGCTCGATACTCCGGTGCTGCTGACAGATGTGCGCTCCGCTCTGGGCAGCGCCGGAGACCATGGCACACTGGCGCATACACTGGATGCCATCGCCGACCAAACGCAACCGTTAGTGGTAGTGGTTCGGGCAGCCGAAGGTGAAACTGACGCCGAAACCACCGCCAATATTATCGGCGGCAGTACGCCAGCCGGGAAATATACCGGTATGAAAGCACTGCTGGATTCACAAATTCAGCTCAGAGTAAAACCGCGCATTCTTGCGGTGCCCGGCCTGGATTCGCTGCCAGTGGCAACCGAACTACTGAGTATTTGCCAGCAGCTACGCGCTTTCAGCTATCTGTCGGCTTTTGAGGCCCAGACCAAAGAAGAAGCCGTGCAGTATCGTGTTCAAATCGGTGCGCGGGAAGCGATGATTATCTGGCCAGAATTTGTTGGTTTTGATACTCAGGCCGCAGCGGAACGCATCCTGTATGCCACCGCCCGCGCTGTTGGGCTACGCGCAAAAATCGACGAAGAAACTGGCTGGCATAAAACATTATCCAACGTCGATGTGAATGGCGTAACGGGCATCTCGCGCAGCGTATTCTGGGACTTGCAGTCTACTGCCACCGACTCTGACTACCTTAACAGCCACGACGTCACCACACTGATTTGTCATAGCGGCTATCGTTTTTGGGGTTCACGTACCTGCAGCAGCGATCCGCTGTTCGCCTTTGAGAACTATACCCGCACTGCCCACGTGCTGGCCGACACCATGGCAGACGCCCATTTCTGGGCCGTCGACAAACCACAGCACCCCACCCTGTTTCGCGACATCCTCGAAGGCGTCAACGCCAAGTTCCGCGAACTTAAAGGCAACGGCTACATCGTAGATGGCACCGCGTGGTTCGATCCCGCAGCCAACCCTCCTGACATTCTGAAAGCGGGTAAAGCCTGGATCGATTACGACTACACGCCGGTACCGCCGCTGGAAAACCTGACATTCCGCCAGCGTATTACTGACCGCTACCTGATCAATCTGGCTGAATCCATCGCCACCACAACCTGACGGGAGGATGCGTTATGGCCTTACCCAGCAAACTGAAATACCTCAATCTGTTTAACGAAGGCGACATCTACCTGGCACAGGTGGAGTCGTTCACCCCAGCCAAACTGACCCGCAAGCTGGAAGCTTATCGTGGCGGCGGTATGAATGGTGCTGCACATATCGATCTGGGGTTAGACGATGAAGCCTTAAGTGTGGAATGGTCGGTTGGCGGTTACGAATTGCGGGCGCTGCGGCAAATCGGCTGGACCAGTATCAGTGGTGTGATGCTGCGCTTCACAGGTGCGATTCAGCGTGAAGATAGCGAAGCATACGATGCGGTGGAAATCGTCGTGCGTGGGCGCCACAAGGAACTGGATCGCGGCGAGTATAAACAGGGAGAGAATTCTGCGACCAAAATCAGCACGTTATGTACGTATTACAAAGAGTCAGTTAACGGCGAAGCGATTGTCGAAATTGATACGGTGAATTTTATCGAAAACATTGATGGCAAAGATCGCCTGGCTGGCGCACGGCGCGCGATTGGCCTGTAAGGATGGACGATGAACGAACGTAAAACCGTAACCTTAAATACTCCCCTGAAGCGCGGCGAGACTGAATTGAGCGATTTTCAGCTGCGCAAGCCGCTGGGTGGCGATTTGCGCGGTGTCAGCCTGGTGGAATTACTGAGCCTGAATGTCGATGCATTAACCACCGTTCTGCCGCGTATTACCGCTCCGGCGCTGAACAGACATGAAGTAGCGCAGCTGGACTTTATCGACCTGACGGCTTTCGGCACGGCGGTAATCAGTTTTTTGCCGCAGACCTTACCGGAAGCAACGGATACCCTGAGCACATAGAGGATGCGCAGGCTGATATTGCGGTGGTTTTTCACTGGTCACTGTCAGCGCTGGACGCATTATCCCTCAGGGAAACCCTTTACTGGCGCGAACAGGCGCGTCAGCGTAGCGGTACAGAATAATGAGCACACAAAACCTTCGCCTTCAGGTGTTACTCAGCGCCGTTGATAAACTGACCCGCCCGTTAAAAAACGTCACTCACAGCACCAGCGCGACGGCCAGAGCCTTAAAGACTGCACAACAACAGGTGAAAGCACTCAATATGCAGACCGGGCAAATTGACGGCTATCGAAAATTGTCGCGGGATATTGGCGTCACCAGCAATCAATTAACTCAGGCACAGGCGCGGGTTAAAGCGCTGGCTACCACCATGCACAGCACAACTACTCCAACTACTGCTATGCAGCGCGAACTGGCTAAAGCCCATCAGGAGGCGCAACGACTAAAAGAACGACATAACCAGCTTACTCAGGCTCAACAGCGCAGCCGCAGCACCTTACGCAGTGCCGGCATCGATACGAAAAACCTGGGCCAGCGCCAGCGCGAATTGCGCCAGCATCTTGATGCCGCCAGCCGTAGTGTGGAACAACAGCGTAAGCAGCTGGAGCGATTAAACCGTCAGCAGCAAAGAATGAATAACGCCAGAGCCAGCTATGCTGCCGCAACAGAGGCACGCAACAAACTGGCGGGATTTGGTGCTACTGCCACCGCCAGCGGTGCTGGCATGCTGTACGGCGCTTCACGCACAATGATGCCCGGCTACGACTTCGATACTGGCATGTCTCGCGTGCAGGCGTTAACCCGCACCGATAAAGATTCAACAGAATTAAAACACCTGCGGGATCAGGCGAGGCAGCTTGGTGCATCGACGTCATTTACCGCTAATGATGTTGCCGGTGGACAGGGCTTTCTGGCGATGGCCGGTTACACGCCCGACAAGATCGTGCAGGCGATGCCACATATGCTGGATTTGGCTAAAGCTTCTGGCATGGACAGTCAGCTTGCTGAAGTTGCCGATATTGCCTCCAATATTCAGTCTGCCTGGAAAATCCCGGCGGATCAGATGCAGCGTATGGCAGATGCTTTAACCTTTACCTTCACCACTTCGAATACTGATTTACGTATGCTCGGTGAAACCATGAAGTATGTCGGCCCCGCCGCGCAGGCAGCAGGTCAAGACTTTGCAACTGTGTCTGCAATGATCGGTATGCTGGGTAACGTCGGAATTCAGGGATCGCAGGCAGGTACTTCATTACGTATGTCGCTGTTACGGCTGGCAGCACAACCGAAAAAAGCGAGCGAAGCCTTAGCGGCATTAAATGTCTCCGTCGCCGACAGCGCTGGCCATATGAAACCCATGCCGCAATTGCTGAGCGAACTCGCTGCCGCATTTAACATCCTGGGTATTAACGGCGTCGGCAACGTCAAAAAAATGGCCTATATCAAAGATATTTTCGGCGTGGAATCCTCCTCCGCCATGATGGAGCTGCTGGATAAGCAATCCACCATTGCGCCATCACAACGTATCGAAGCCTATGCAGAACAGGTTAAAGATTCGTTCGGTACCGCTGGCAGAGTCGCTAAAACCATGGCCGATAATATGAAAGGCGATGTACAGGGTCTGCAATCCGCCTGGGAAGATTTGGGTATTGAGATGTTTGCATCAGTGGACAGACCGCTGCGCGGTATCACTCAGCGTATAACCAATGTGATCCGCAACACAGGACAGTGGCTGAAGGAAAATCCCGTGCTGACTGCTACCCTGGTAAAAATCGGCGCGGCTGTCGCGGTGTTTACTGTCGCACTGGGCAGCCTCTCGTTGATGCTGGCCGCCATTGTGGGTCCGATGGCGATGTTGAAACTCAGTCTGTCAGTGCTCGGTATTAAGGGCGGAAGCACACTCGGATTGTTAATGAATGCCTTTAAGGGCGTCGGCAACGCGGTTATCTGGCTGGGCCGCGTTATGCTGGCAAACCCCATTCTGGCGGTGGTGGCATTAATCGCCGGTGCTGCGATCTGGATTTGGCAAAATTGGCACTGGCTGGGGCCAAAATTTGCCGCGCTATGGAATAGCATCAAAACTACCACACTGAAGGAATGGAACAGCACGGTGTTATTCCTGGAACAGCTGTGGGGAACCGTCACCAGCGCGATTAGCAGAGCATGGGAGGATATTAAAAATATTGTCAGTCATGCTCTGACAGCCATTGTTCACTTTTTCAGCAACTGGAATTTATCGGCGGTGTTTACCAGCGTCTGGGATAATGTACTGAATAGCTTTAATGGCCTGCCGGATAAATTTCTGCAAATCGGCGGCAATATTATGGAAGGACTGAAACAAGGGATCTTTGCCAAATGGGAAGCTATTAAACAGGGCGTACTGGATCTAGGCAGCAATATTTCTAACTGGTTTAAAGACAAGCTGGGTATTCACTCGCCATCTCAGGTATTTGCCGAGCTGGGTCGTTTTACCGTAGCAGGACTGGCAACAGGGATTAAAGATAGCACCCGCGATGCTCTGGCCAGCGTCGGCCAGCTGACTAAACAACTTATCGCCGCAGGTGCAGACTTGACGCTCAGCACTGCAGCAGCGGCCATGCCCTCGATTAGCGCCCAGCCTGATGCCCGTACACCACTTTCACCTGCCGCGTTCGCACAGCCCACCCGCAATAGTACTTCCGTCATCATTCATATTCACGCGGCTCCCGGTATGGATGAGCAACAGCTGGCCAGAATGGTAGCCCAGGAACTGGATAAACGTGAACGGCAGAACATCGCCAGACACCTTAGCAGTCTGCGCGATATCGACTGAGGAAAAACCATTATGATGATGGTATTAGGTCTGTTTGTTTTCAGTCTCAGAACGCTGCCTTACCAGGATATGCAGCACGCTATTGCATGGCGACACCCCGCCAGCTCGCGAGTTGGCCAGCGCCCGGCCAGCCAGTTTATTGGCGTGGACAATGAAACTATCACGTTAAACGGTGTGCTGTTGCCTGAACTCACCGGCGGACGCTTTACCATCCTCTTTCTGCGCAAAATGGCCGATCAGGGTAAAGCATGGCCACTGATTGAAGGTACCGGATCGATTCTCGGTTGGTTTGTGATTGAAAGCCTGAACATCACTAAAAGTGTATTTTTCCGCGATGGGGCTGCGCGGCGTATCGAGTTCACGCTGGCGCTTAAGCGCGCAGATGCGCCTGCGTTATCCGGTTTGATGGGCGATGCCGTTACCACGATGGAGGGGCTATGATACTGCCACCATTATTGAACAGCCTATCCGGTGCCCAGCCGCAACCTGAATTTAGCGTAATGCTTGATGGCAGGGACATTACGCATAACTTAAGCCATCGCCTAATAAGCCTGACGATCACGGATAACAGAGGCTTTGAAGCGGATGAACTTCAGCTCGAGCTGGACGACAGCGACGGCCTGCTGTTATTACCTGCCAAAGGCTCGAAGCTGCATATTTCGCTGGGCTGGAAAGACGCAGGCGTTACGCATCAGAACGTCTTTACCGTGGATGAGCTGGAGCATACTGGCACACCTGATGTGCTCAGTATCCGTGCCCGCAGCGCGAATTTTCGCGAAACACTGAACGTCAAAAGAGAGCAAAGCTACCACGCTGTTACCCTGGGAGCGATTGTGCAGACCATTGCAGCGCGTCATAAGCTGGAATCCGCCGTCAGCGCTGAACTGGCGAATATCGCTGTAGAACATATCGACCAGACCAATGAAGCGGACGGATCGTTTCTGACCCGGCTGGCGCAGCAATATGGCGCGATAGCCTGCGTGAAGGATGACAAACTTATTCTGCTCCCCATAGGCTCGGGTAAAACCGCCAGCGGCCAGCCACTACCGGTCGCCACTATCACCCGCGCCGCAGGCGACAGTCATCGTTTTAACATGGCAGACCGGGAAGCCTATACCGGTGTGACAGCATACTGGCTGGATACCCGCGCAGCAGAAAAGAAAGCGGCAGCAGTTAAACGGCAGAAAACTGCGAAACCGAAACCCAGCGATCAGGATGCAATATATTACGATGACAGTGTGCTGGTCGGAGCCGAAGGGAATGTGAAAATTTTACGCCATACCTATGCCAGCCAGGGTAATGCTTATCGGGCAGCCAAAAGTGTATGGGAACAATTGCAGCGCGGAGCGGCAACGTTTAGCCTGACTTTGGCGAGAGGCAGGCCAGATCTATTTCCTGAGTTGCCGGTGCGGGTTGAAGGGTTTAAGGCGGAGATCGATGGGGTTGGTTGGACGGTGGTGAGGTGTGTGCATTCGCTAAATGGTAGTAAGGGTTATGTGACCATAGTAGAGTTTGAGTTGGAGCATCAATAGAACTCAGCCATCATCAATGAGAAACTTAACCCGCAGGGTATAGGGTAAGATACCCTATACCACTTTTTCTAAGATAGTTTCCTTATTGGCAAGCTAGGAAAGGGAATGTTCTTCCGGCCAGAGCATAATCCTATGTTGGAAAGACTACCGTTGCGCCATACCAGTCATGCCATAGGTTTCAGTGAGTTCATTCTTTCTGCATAAGCATTGAATATACGGTCATAGCGTTCTTCATCTTTCATTCTGTTATACCTGTGAACTCGATCCGGAACGGGATTCCCGGATGAACGATAAATGAATATCTGATCCTGAATATTTCTTGAAAGTTTTTTTAGATGCCCTTCATCGAATTCACCTGACTCTGTTATCTTATCCATTTCAGACTCGATCTTTTGGCGTAGTTCGTCCGCACGGGCAACCGACTTCTTGTTTTCGCTAACATAACGGTAATAAAACTGATAGACCGGAGCCAGCAACGCGACAAGGGAAAATATATTAGCCGAGGGGGGATTAATAATAATAGCAAGTACTAGCAACACAATACCATTAACCACTAAAATTCCAGAAAGTACGTTAGATATTATCATCTTTAAGCGAGCATCCCAGCCAAGGTTTTTACTCTGACATAGCAGCGTCATTACCGCAGAGGGGAGAGGAATTGAATAGTTCAGGTACCAGTTGGTAAGACTGACATTTCCGTTTTTCATCAGATGCTGGTCAGCTGGTTCTACCCATTCATTCAGGCTGGGACGCTTACCCGCAACAACATCATTCCATTCCATCGCAAACAAGCGTGTGTCGAACTCTTCCTGAATACGTGCAGCCACCCTTTTAATTGAGCCAATGTGGTTAAGCGATAAATTATTAATAAAAAGCATAACAAAGCCGTAAACGGTTAAGGAGGTTTTTAGCCATGGAAATGTGTAGCCCGGAAAAAAGCTCAGTATAAGATAAATGACAGATACCACTGTCGGAACCAACACTGCCAGAACAAAACTGTACGCCAAGTATCTTTTTACCTTCGAATAGAGTTCTCGCTGTGCCGCTTGCAGATCAATCATCTCGGGTTGGTTCTGGTTTTCAAAGTAATGATTCATTATGCTGTTCCTAAAGGAAAATCATTGCCCAGAACCTGCTGCCAGCGTTTGCCGGACTCCAACGGCTCACTGAATTCCAGCGCTATAGCCTCCTCTGCTAGAGCGGCATCAGCAGTTGCTTTTTCCCATACTTTCCATCGATCATCTGAGCTCAGGTTGTTAATATCTCCTTGAAAGCTTTTCTGGTCGTAGACAGAGCCCAAGATAGCGCTGCCCAGAGCTCGCAGAGCATGGGGAAATTCCCGATCGACCCACTCACTTACGCCCCCTTGAATAAGGCTTTCATAGCGGTTAAGTAATATAGTTTCTAATAGATACGAGCCGATTGCAGGCACACCACGTTTTCGCTTCCAATATTTCACAAGACGAATAGCGTTCAATACTCTGCCATCATGTTTCTGATTCAGCCGGGTAGTGCGTTCTTTATCAATTCTAGGATCAGTTTTTTTCCAGTTCCCGTATCCGTCGGGAATAAGATAAAAATTTGTTCCATCTGCTTCCGGTACAGTGCTGAAAGCTGGCACTATATCAAAGTTCCAGGTTCGGGTAAGCAGTTTTAGCGTTGCTGCTTCTCCTTGCCTCTTGCTGTCAGAATTTGAATACTGTGGTACTGCATTGAGCGATGAAACAAATTTGTTTACGACTTTCCTTGAGTTTATCCACTGCCCTGAATCATCAAGATAATTTAAAAATCGAGAATTTTCACCGGGCGAAAGATAGACAGTACTTCCATAATCCCAATATTTACTTTCCTGTGCATGCATAATTATCATCATATCGATGTCATCCAACTCCCTTATTTTTGTTCGACGCGAAAAAGATCCAAACCACATTGCATAATTGCTTTGCAACAGAGGAAATTTATCGTCATTATCAGGGAATTTTGATATCTGTTCATCAACAAGCCAATTCCGACTTTTTTTACCTTCCTGACTGGATTCAGCTGTGAGATTAACAAAGTCCTTCATTAATGTATTAAATGCAGTATTTACAGTGTAAGCCATGATGCAGTCCTTTATGCAGAAGAAAGAATAAGATTCAGCGCGGTCGAATAGCCGGTCCGGCTGTAAGGTTATACAACTATTTTTGCTTCTTATCAGTTCAGCCCTAAGGCAGGGTGTACTGTCCAGTACTCGCTTCCGGCTGACGATTCTTCCAGACAGGATAAGAAGCATTAGCCTAATACCGTCATCGAGACTCAGCTTTATTTATTTCTGATTGCGCAAGCGCAGCACTAACTTCCGTAAGAGTCACCTTTCGTTCTGGTGACGCCGCACGGTAGTTTTCAATCAATGCTGTTTCTTCATTAGACAAACCAGTTACAGGCATTCGTGTTCCCGTCAGGACATACAAAATATCAACACCCGCCGCCGCTATTGCTGTCAGATATTCACTATCAGGATTGCGGATACCGTTTTCATAATTGCTTTGTGCATTCTTTTTTACACCGCCAATAGCGCCGAAAGTTTCCTGATCTATTCCGAAACGCAGACGTTCTTCCTTTAAACGGATGCCAAATTCACTCATTCGCGTTTATTCACTGTTGACATTTCACCCGAATGAGTGAAATATGAATTGTGTAATGTTGATAATCATACTATACCACTATGAAAACAAATGAAAATGGACAGCGGTCCAGAGCACCGCAAGGTGTGATGGCTCATCGCCCTGTCGCGATGCGTCTGCTACCCGCAGAAATAGCGGAACTGGAAGCGATCTCGCTTGAAGAAAACCGGTCGATGTCCAGTATGGCAAGACTAATTTATTTGAATGGAATCACACTGTTTCGACAGGCATCAGGTAAGGAGCGCTAACAATTTCAGGTTAAAAAAGCTGGCCAAGGAGGCCGTGAATGATGAAGTGTCCACACTGTCAGCAGAAGGCAATTATCCGTAGCAGTGAATATATGTCGCCGCTGGTTCGCAAAATGTATTACCAGTGCAAAAATGTCACCTGTTCTTTCACCTTTATCGCAATGGAAACAGTGATGGGAACCGTAGTTCCCAGCGGTTGCCCTAACCCAAATATCAACGTACCGTTATCATCACGCGGGCAATATCTGGAAAAGCAGAAAACGTTATAGCGCTGAAAAAAATATTTGATGACTAACACATGAAATGTCGCATTCATGTGCAGGACGGGCTTTATCCTGAATAAGGCACAGCAATGGGAATGCAACCACAACTACATCATCAAGTCACTCAACGCCTGTTAGAGGATTTCTCATTCCGCAAACAGGGAGACTGGCTTCGCCAGGGAGTATGCCCCGATTGTCAGCACAAAGAACTGTATACCCATGCGACAGATCCCTGGGTATTACGCTGTGGTCGTCTCAATAAATGCAATGCAGAGATTCACATCAAAGAAGTCTATCCGGACTTGTTTGAAAGCTGGTCAGATCGTTACCCGACCACGAACCAGAACCGGCACGCTGCTGCAGATGCTTATCTGCGTGAAATGCGCAGTTTTGCTCTTCCCCTGATCACCCACTGCTATACCCAGGAGAGTTATTATGACCCTGATAAAGATATCGGTTCAGCGACAGTGCGCTTTCCGATAGCTGAGGGTATCTGGTGGGAAAGGATTATTGATCGCCCACTTCGCTTTGGTAAACGTAAGGCCAACTTTTACGGTAGCTACAGCGGGTTATGGTGGAAATTACCCACGCTTAAACTGGATGAGCAGCAGGAGATCTGGCTGGTCGAAGGTATTTTTGATGCTATCGCCCTGTATCATCACAATATCGCCGCCGTATCACTGATGAGCTGCAATAATTATCCGGAACTGGCTCTTACACAACTTGCGGCCATGTATACCAATAGGAAGCGACCACTGCTGGTCTGGGCGCTTGATAACGATAAAGCCGGTACCCACTATACCCTGCGTTGGGTTAAACGCAGCCGGGATGAAGGCTGGAGTGCTGCAGCAGCTCAGGCACCTGTAACACCGCGCAAGCTTGACTGGAATGACCTGCACCAGCGAGGACGGTTAACCCCTGAGCTGGTGAAAAAGTACCGTTATTATGGCTCTTTGCTGATTGCCCCCAGCCCAAATGCTAAAGCACTGTTGATTCACGAGCGAAGCGAGCGTAAAGAGTTTTATTTTGAGTTCGACTGTCGCCTTTACTGGTTTAAGCTCGACATAGATCGCTATATGCGGACTTTTGACAATGTTCTGTCGCACAGTAAAAACGAACCGGACGAAGAAGAGGCGAAACATAAAGCACTGCAGGAGTCTTCCGCTGTAACGGAGATTGCGAACTGTTACCCAACAGCACTGTATTATCAGGCCAACCCGGTAACGGATGAATCATGGTATTACTTTCGCGTTAATTTTCCGGATGACACGCCACCAATAAAAAACACCTTTACCGGTTCGCAACTTTCCAGCGCATCTGAATTTAAAAAGCGTCTGCTACATATCGCTCAAGGTGGTATTTTTACCGGTTCCAGCCAGCAGTTGGACAAGCTACTACTGAAGCAGTTACCTAAAATAAAAACAGTGCAGACCATCGATTTTATCGGGTACAGCAAAGAACATAAAGCCTATGTGTTCAACGATCTGGCGGTACGTGATGGGCGATTGTATTCCCTGAATGAAGAGGATTTCTTCGATATGGGAAAACTGAGTCTGAAAAGCCTGAACCAGTCAGTTAATCTGGCGCTTAATCCCGATTTCAAGCAAATCGATAAAGAGTGGCACACTCTTTTATGGCAGGCATTCGGCGCAAAGGGCATGGTGGCGCTGGCATTCTGGTTTGGTGCGGTGTATGCCGAACAAATCCGCGATAGCCATAAAAGTTTCCCGTTTCTGGAGATCGTCGGTGAACCGGGTAGCGGTAAAACCACGCTAATTGAATTCCTGTGGAAGCTGTGCGGGCGGCGTGATTATGAAGGCTTCGACCCATCCAAATCCACGCTTGCTGCGCGAGCACGTAATTTCGCCCAGGTAGCGAATTTGCCAGTGGTACTGATCGAAGGGGATCGCAATCAGGACAGTGCTAAACAGCGTGGATTTGACTGGGAAGAACTAAAAACGGCCTATAACGGGCGTTCTGTGCGCTCACGTGGCGTGCGTAACAGCGGCAATGAGACCTATGAGCCTCCATTCCGGGGAGCCATTGTGATTGCGCAGAACAATGACGTCAGTGCCTCTAACCCGGTGCTGGAACGTATTATTCATCTTTACACCGATCGCAGTGGCCAGAACCCACAAACCAAAGCAGCGGCAGAACAGCTGGAACGCATTCCGGCAGAACAGCTTTCCGGCTTTTTACTGCAGGCGGCCCTGGCAGAAAATGAAGTGCTGGCATGTGTTAACCGGCAGATACCAGTCTATGAGCAATGGCTGAATACTCACCCTGATATTCGCCATATGCGCCTGATTAAGAATCACGCCCTGCTGATGGCGCTGGTTGATGCGCTGGCAAAAGTTGTCCCGGTGGCACCCGGCCAGCTGGAAGAAACCAAAGAATTATTACTCAAACTCACGCTGGAACGCCAGCAGGCGATTAATGCAGATCATCCACTGGTTCAGGAATTCTGGGATGTATTTGAGTTTCTGGATGGTGAAGACGAACCGCTACTCAATCATTCCCGCGATGCACAGCTAATCGCCGTCAATCTGAACCATTTTATTCAGCTGGCAACCGAAAGAAAACAACAAACACCACCATTAACGGATTTAAAACGGCTGCTAAAAACCAGCCGCACGCATAAATTTATTGAAATACGTAGCGTTAACAGCGCGATTAATAATGAATTCAACCGTAAATATGCTGCTGCACCCCGTAAACCAGCGACAGTGAAGTGCTGGGTTTTTCAGAGATAAGGAGGAATCATGAACGATTTTTATGATGCGATAATCAAAGAAGAACAATGCCGCAAGAGATCCTATATAACACTGGAGACATACCAGCAAGCTATTAATGCACTGGCAAGTATTGCCCTGACCGAGACCAGTGGTGGCAGGGCTGCCGCACAGGTGTTACTTTCTGCCTGGAATGGTTATTCCTGGCAGCTGGATATTACCGATTTGTGTTATCTGGATTATGAACTGCTGGAACAGGCTTTAGTTGTTATTTCTGGGCGAGTGATACTTATGACCGAGCCGCACGAAGTGATAAACAATGGTAATGTGGTGATGCGGAATATCGCTGCGCAATGGGATTGCTTAAATGTGCAGCGGCGTGGGAGGAACGATGATGTGTAATACTAAAACATCAGTTAAAAACTCACCACTACAGCAAATGAGTAATCAGCAATATTGTGTTAACCAATCGGCAGGGAAGATATATGACGACGAAGACTTACTGACTCCAGAAGAGGTCTGCAAAATAATCGGCGGAGTTACTACAAAAACGTTGCGGGACTGGAATAACCACCACCGGCATAAAAATGCGCTGGCACCGATTCGCCTTACTTACCGAGTAGTTCGATACCGGTATGGAAACGTTAAGGAATTTATCCGGCTATGCAGCGCCACATATTAAACATTAATTGCTGAAAATTTTAACCTTGTACGGCCCCAAGAAATCAGGCATTTGTACTGGCTTGGGGTCGTCATTAAATACAGAATTATATATTTCCTCGATCAAAACGAGATTGGTGGCGAAGTCTCTTACCATCCTGAGCCCAGGGGCACTTGAGAAATATTCCTCTGTTTCACCTTCAAGTTTTTCAAGTATAAGCTTTACCTTTTCATCAAAATTAGAACTATCGTCACCATCAAAAAAGCCCCTAACAAACTTCTCCATGCTTGTTTTAAGACACGTAAGACAGTTGATGAACTCTGTTTTAAACTCTGATATCAAAGATGGGCTTTCAGTAGATACATTATAGACACTAAGGAAATCATAAAATCGCTTCATTACCTCATGATTGTTGCCAGTCGTCGAGTACATAGAGCTAAAGAATTGATGCATAGACACTCTTCTCAGTTCCTTTAACTCCTTTGTTAACTGCTTTGCTTCATCAATTTTCTCAATCAGTTGTATTGAATTCCCACCAAACGAAAAACCAACAATTCTAGGATGAAGCTTATACAAACCATAAGCAAAGGCCATTAATGTACTTAAGGCAACATATGCCGCGCCGTCAATCATCTTACTGATTAAAAGACTTAGTGGAAAAAGTATAAAGGCGACAGTTAAAAGCACGAGACTGATATTATCAGATGTAAAAATCTTCATTTTCTCTTTAAGTTTCATAATATTAACTTCCTTTTAATCAAAACCACCTGAGCCATTATGCTTTCTTCATGGGCAGTAAACGCTTGACATTTGAGCGTCATTTCCTCTTTTAGAATCTCTTCCGAAAAATCGTAATGCTCCGCCATAGGATCATTCTCTTTCCCTGAATGGTGCATGCAGAGCATGCTTATCTCTTTTGTGTCCGTTCTCGATATTCCCCGAGACCGCAACTGAGCTATTATATTGCTCTTGAGGAATTTGCGGCACATAGTATTGAAAGCACCTGAGCGTCCCTTCACTGTACCATCATGACGTATTCCCTTAACAGCATTTTCGGGACTGTTATCTTTAATTAGCTTATCAAGTGAGCGTTTAGAAAATGCCTCCAGAGGATTCCTCGGCTGGAGGAAAACATACTCCTTATTGCAACCCATTACCGAGTCCCGCCAGCTTTTCTGCTCTTGCAAAATTTTTTTCATTTCGTGCGTAACAGGAATTGAAAACTCTTTTTGGGTTTTCATAGCACCACGGGTTCCAATTACACCAGCTGGATAAGTTATGACAGACAGATCGCTGGCGACATATTCCCAGCGAAGATTAGAGACATTTATCGGGCGAACGCCAGTCAGTATCATGTAACGTATAGCATTTTTTTGGTGGATAGATGATGCGCCAGCCATGTTTATCCATAGCTTAGCTATCGACTCTATATCGGTGAAAAGTTTCGTTGGGAGGGGCCGTTGCACTCTGGAGGAAATGTAGTCATCAGGAATGATGGCAGCGACATTCCGGCCATTGTTAAATAATGGCGCACCAAACTTCCACACTCGTCTTAATTCGGCAAAAAGCTCCAGTGCATGATTATTGCTTTTGGTGATTATCCACTCGTCCAGGACCTCAATCAGTCTGTGATAGGTAACGGCGCTAAATACCTCTCTGTCTGAAAAAGACAGCTTCAGAGCACCCGTTCGGCACAGATAAGTAGCGTAGCTATTCTCACCAAGCTTTTTACGATCAACCTTTGCTTTGAGATCTGCCTCGTAATACCCAATAACGTGTATAACCGACTCTGCAGATAATCCCCCTGCCGCCAGCTCAGCAGCTTTCTCTCTGGCGATCTGCAATGACAGTTCAGGCCATTCGCCAAGCTTATGCCCTTTAAGTCCCATCTTTTTTGGGAACTCAGCATAAATGGTGACTTTACCAGCCTTACTGAAATCGATACGCAGATAATTACTTTTCTCGTACTTGGAACGGCGTGATAGTCCAGAATGGGCAAGGATGGCTTTAGCAGCCGCAACACAGATTTTCATGTGTGAGCTTGTATACGGCGGCTTACACTCTTCCCATCGTGCTGAAGCCGCCATATGACCGGGATCATTGGGGGCACTTATCTTTTGTGTTATCGTTCGCGACATAGCAACGTCCTGTTATTTGCCGACTTGAATACTGTGCTCACACATGAGGGGTTTAGGATGAGCGTTTTGCGTGTGTGTTGCTATTTTGTGTTGCGGACAATGGTTTTTCAACAGGAATCACACTGGATGAAAACACACTTCAGTTGCTAAAGTGCGTTTTGCGGATAGTGTGTAATCTAATGATTTATATGAACTTTAAGCGTAAATAACTGAAATGGCTTTACTGATTACAAAGAAGTGTATCAACTGCGACATGTGTGAACCGGAGTGTCCGAACCAGGCGATTTCGATGGGTGATGAGATTTATCAGATCGATGTCGACTGCTGCACTGAGTGCGTCGGCCACTACGAGACGCCGACCTGCCAGCAGGTGTGTCCGATTGACAACACCATTATCACTGACCCAATGCATATCGAATCAAACGAGGCATTGTGGGAAAAATTTGTCGTGATGCATCACGCGGCGATGTAA